CTTCTTTAGGCATACCTGTTCGTTCTCTGTTTTCTCGTACAGATCGAGGATACTGTCCTGCATTTTCTAAGTCTTTAATGTGCGTAATTCCATGCTCATCAATTAGTTTTCGTACAGGGTCATTAGGGGTAGCCAACTCATTTCTAATGTAAGGCTTTAGCCTATTATCAACCCAGTTATTTAGTGCATGATCTGTTGTGGCTTTGGTTGTTAGCTCTTTTAGCTCATTAGGAAAGTTTTGCTCCATCCATGGCCAAAAGTCTTTACCGTAGTGCATGCCGTGCTGTTTTGATTTACTAAAATCCATGGCATATGCATCTTCAATACCAGGAAAACGATTGCGTATGTAGTTTGCTTGATCTTGAGTATACGGTTTTGATGTGTCAAACTCAGGAATATTTTTCTTTAGTCGTTTCATGCCACGGTCTAGCCAGTTTTCAGGCCAGTTGCCGCCTTTTTCTTTGACCGACATCATGTCTTCTGATGGACGTAGTGCTAATTCAGCTCTCATCTCATCAGGTGTTGGTGCTACACTCCGAGCTGCTAATCTTTCTTTTGATGCTTGTACGCGTCTCCATTCAGGGGCAGTCATGAAGGTAGGCTTACCTTTTGCATCATAGCCTGATTGGATTAATGCATGATTTAGATCAATGTCATTTTCTAAACCATAACTTTTTGTTTCAGGCAAGCCGCTGTTAAATTTCTGTGGCATATGCTCATAAGGATAATACTGTCTAAGCTCCTCATCAGACAATCCCATACGATCTTCTGACAGTCTAGCATCTATTTCACCTAGAATATGTCGATATCTCTGCTTTGGGTCGACATAAGGTATCATGCTAGCTTGACCAGAGTTTGCATAATGCACTGCAGTATCTGATGGGCGACGCTTATGAGTTGCTTGAAATAGATCTGCTGCATCTTTTGCAGAAATATTAGCAGCATCCATGTATGTCTCAAGCTCTTTTGCATCGGTAATGTCTTGAGTAACGGGGAACATTGCCTCATTACCACCTTTAGCAAATCCTTCTGCTTGCTGAATGATGTGCGACACCTCATGGCCAAGCGTCTTCTTCATCTCAGTAGCATTGTTAATATGATCTGCATTGAGATAAATATGATTCGCTGCTGGGCTGTAACCGCCCATTGCAGTGATCGGTAGATCTTCACGGAATACTACAGGCACTTGCTTTAGCCAAGGATAAGAGTCATAGAGCTTATCATGCTTATACACGTCCTCAAGCGTCAGATCTTTTCTTGGAATAAGACTCTCATGAAGCTTTACTTGAGCAGCTTTGTCTGAGATCTGCTGTCTTAACATGCCATCAGGACCTCTCAGCACTCCTGTCATTGCTAAGTTAGCATGAGGGCTCATTCCCTTCTGCTCATTATTTAGAAAATCATTCTCTGCTTTAGGTGACCAGTTTCTTGATGACCTACCCTCCATAATGCCGAGCGCTGATGTGTCAGGCATCAAAGAGCTAAGTGATGAAGGTAGCAATGAATCACCCATGAACGCGCGATTAGCAGCTTCTTTAGCAACTGATTTGGCAACCGGGCCGGCAAACTCACCAGCACCACCTGCTAGCGAATTGACCATGTTCTCTACATCTTGTACTGGTAGTCCAGTCTTGTTGGCGATCCACTGTGAGCCTTGGCCAATATTCTGACCGACATAGTTCATCAGTTGTGATGTTGCCTCATTCGTGTATGCAGGATCTTGTGTAACACCTAATGCACTACCGAATGGCTGATTGAAATAACCAGCTGCTTGGTTCGAAGTCTGCTCTGCTTCTTCTGGCGTTTGACCAAATGCTCTACCGCCTGCATAAGTGGCTTGCTTTGCAAAGTAAGGAAGTATACCACCAACTGTATTGTCTAATACAGAGGCAACACCTTTACCAAGATCAAGCGCATTGCTTGCAAGTGTACTAAGTGCGCCAAAAGGCGATGCTTGAGGCTGTTCTTGCGAGGCTTGTTGCGGTGCTACTTGTTGTAATGGAGACTGTGAAGGCTGTTGTGCAGGCTGATTGAGTATCGACTCGATTTCAGACGGGTCAAACGAAACTGAGACGTTCGAACTAGGATCCATGTACACGAATCATAACATTATCTCAGCAAGTGTTACAATAACTTATGCCTTTGACTGAAGATCAAATTCAGCTTATTGCTGAGAAAATCACTAAGCACGACAAAGAACTATCAAGGATGTCTCCTGAGCACAGGGCTGCGTTTAAAGCTCGTCTTAAGTGGCTAACTATTGCTCTTCCTCACCAAATTCCTCCGCCAGAAGCTGATTGGAAGATCTGGATGCTATTAGCAGGGCGAGGTGCTGGAAAAACCAGACTCGCTGCCGAGTACACTTGGTGGAATGCTTGGACACAACCAAAAACACGCCACTTAGTCGTTGGCCCTACATCTGCTGACATACGTGACGTTTTGTTTGGCGGTGAGTCAGGGCTACTGAATGTCATTCCTCCCGAGATCATCGATAACTATGGCATTTCTCTGCATGAACTGACTCTAAAAAATGGATCTTTGATCAAGGGTATTGCTGCATCTGAGCCTAGCCGCTTTCGTGGTCCTCAGTGGCATAGTGTCTGGTTTGATGAGCTGTGTGCTTATCAATACCTCGATGAAACTTGGGACATGGTCATGTTTTCACTGCGTCTAGGAAAAGATCCTAAGACGATCATCACTACTACGCCAAAACCGGTTCCAAAAGTAGTCGAGCTTAACGAGCAAGACGGAAATGGTGAGGTCTGGATCACATCAGCAAGCACATATTCCAACTTAGCTAACTTAGCTCCTACCTTTCAGAAACAATTGCTGCAATACGAGGGCACTGAGATCGGTCGGCAAGAAATTCACGCTGAGATTCTGAATCCAGAAGAGAGCGGTCTAATCAAAAGAAGCTGGTTCAAGCTCTATGATTCTGATAAGCCGTTCCCCGAGTTTAGCTATGTCCTTCAATCCTACGACGTGGCAACCTCTGATAAGACCACCAACGATCCTACCGCCTGTGTGGTTCTAGGCATCTTTAGACCTGGGCCGGATCAAGGCAACCGTGTCATGCTGATTGACTGTTGGTCTGAGCATCTGTTGTATCCGGATCTAAGGGCTAAGTTGCAAGACGAGTACACTGAGGTCTATGGCAATCCTGATGAGTTTGGGTCAGGCAAGAAAGTTGACATGGTTCTGATCGAGAACAAGTCTAGCGGCATAGCACTGATACAGGACTTACAACAAACTCGGATACCGATTCGTGGCTACAATCCAGGGTCGGCAGATAAATCCACAAGACTGAACATTGTAGCTCCGATGATCGAAAAGGGGCTCATGTACCTACCTGAGTCGGCTGAGACACCAGGGCAGCCAAGGACTTGGATACAACCATTCGTCTCTGAGGTGTGCAGTTTTCCTCTGGGGCGGCATGACGATTATGTAGATGCCTTAAGTCAGGCACTCCGTTATCTAAGAGATAGTGGCATGATCACACTGGACTACCATCCTGACACATCCAGTCAGTATGCGGATGATGATAATCCTAGACCAAATCGGTCAGTAAACCCCTACGCTGTATAACAGCTGCAGCGCTGCAGCAGAATAGTTAGTTCTTGGGGCTGAGTACTAAGAGGTAAAGTGTTTACTTTAGGTTTCGGAGTGCTGTGGACTCAGAAGCTGACCTAGCGCGCCCCCGGAGAAGTGTTCGAGGTCCTATGAATTCTGTAGCAAAAAAGCCCAGTGCCCAGTGCCCAGAGCTAAGTTGAAAACCCGATGAAAGCAGGCACCTAGCTGCTATGAGCTAGGTGCCTTGCTGATTACTTGAACTCGATGTAAATGTAATCAGACATCGTAACTTCGCACACTTCGCCATTTGCTGGGAGTGATTTGAGATATTCGAGAATCGATTTTTTCTCTACGTTTACGTACACTTCTGAGTTAGCGATTTTAGCTTTGAGCTTAGAAGGGAAGCATTCGATGTTTTTGATAGCGAAAACGTTTTTCATAGTTTAGAACTCCGTATTTAAGAATTAAGAAAATTTATTGCTTGCTACGATTCATTATACCATAATTTAGTACTTCAGAATTTCATGATGTGATAAAAATGAAATTTTTTATTTTTTTGTACTTTGTCACATAGTGAAAGAATAAAGTATAGAACTATGGTATAATAGAATCATGGAAAACAAAAAACAAGGAGGTGAAAAATCTAAAATCTGACAGCCAAGAGCTCAGAATCTGAAAGCTCGGCACTCGGCGCAGTCCCAAAATCGCCCAGGGAATAATCCAAGCCTGCGTGCTAGCTCGAGAGCTCAGCACTCAGATTCTAGGCATTCTCGGGGCTCTGCTCAGAGTCGGACAGGGCTAGAGCCCGTTTAAAAGCCCGTTTGCGGAGAGCCCGATTCAATCTTCGAGGTTCGATTTTTGGAGGCTGCCTAGAATCTCGTCCAGAATCTCTTGGCCCAGAGTGTGCGTGTTCTCGATTTGCACAGCTCCACCATCGGCGCCCGTAAGCTCGACTTTATTCCGCTCTGAGTACTTCTTGGGAAATCTAGCAGCCATGATCTTGTTGTAGACCGCGCCATTCAAGCGGGATCCTCCAGGAGCCTCCACGATGTTCTGCAGTCCTAGATTTTCCCAATATGATAGTTCCTCTTGGATCGCCGTACGTAAGGCCTGGTTGAAGTCTTCATGCTTCTTGGCCCAGTTATCAAAGCAATCCCAGCCCACGCCCAAAGCACTACTCATCTGCTCCTTGGAGAACCCTTTCTTACCCATTTCCACCACCCGGGCGCAAAAGGATGGATCGTATTTGCTATTGCCGTGAATTTTGTTTTCGCTCATAAAAACTCCTGTGGTTGATGGTGCAATTCTATACCGCATGCCAGAAAAGTGTGTCTTTTATGGTCGGTTACAAAATTACAACGAACGTTGCATACTGTATACAATATTATTTTTATATATATAAAATATATAATGTAACTATGTAACTCTGTTACCGACCTGATGCAGCTTACATCTCTCGGTTACATTTTCCCTCTCGGTTACACAAAATTATGTAACTTTCCAGCTTAATTTTAGCACTGTGCTAAGCTCTAGAACATTTAACCAAAAAAGTTACACAATTTTATGTAACTTCGAGATCCACCATGTAACTATGTAACCGATTTCAAAAGAACTATTTCACATAGTGATAGATAAAAGTATTAAAATGTGGTATAATGGTTATGTAGTAAAGAGCATTTACGTTTTTAATCTTCTTAATTCTAAACACGGAGTAATCGATGAAAGTTCAAGAGTTAATCGAGAGGCTTAAATTTGCCGATCCAGAAGCAGAAGTCCATTTCGCCTATAACTACGGCGATTACTGGCATACAACAGTTGCTCCAAAAGTCAATAGTGTCGAGGACGGCCTAGTGCAATATAGCGAGTATCATCGTATGGACAAGCTTGTTACCGATGAGGTAGAAGATGACCTCGATCCTGCAACTGATGTAGTAATTCTTAGCTAAAGTCACAATATGAACCCAGATAAAGTCATGGATATTATCGCTGCCTTAGAACGTGTGATGGATCGATCAGATCGCATCTCCCTCGTTGCCAAGCAGCTCGGTATTCCTAAGTCCGACGTGCAGTATGTCATCAACGACTGGTGCCAATCAACTCAGTACATCATAGGAAAACCCGATGAGACACTATAAGATCACGTTCCACCTTACCGTCAACAATGAAGACACAGAAGCCTTCGTTCGCAAGTATATCGAGAAAAGTATCGAGCGCTTGCTTACAGAAGATGAAACTCTTCACCCAGTCATAGTTCGTCAAATCC